ATGACCGGTGAGATCACAATGAACGCAGCAGCGTTGGTGGCTGCGACCATAGTTTCGTTCACGCTCAACAACAGCAATTTGGCGGTTGGTGATCAGCTTGTCTGCACACATCACGCGACGGGCACATTCGGCGCTTACACAATCAATGGACGTGTGACCGGCGCTGGGGTTGGATCGATCACCGTTCGCAACAATTCAGCTTCGTCGCTTTCGGAGGCCATCGTGGTCAAGTTCAGTATCATCAAAGCAGTCAACGCTTGATCACTATTTTAACGTGGCTTTGGGCGCAGCCGCAGGGACGGACGAAATTCACTGGTGAGCATGTAAACGTGTGGGCGGACATGGTGAGGCACAACCTTAAAATGCCACACCGGATTGTGTGCGTTACCGATACACCAAAGGGCATCGACAAGAGCATAAACATCATCACTCCGCCCGGCGACTTCGAGGACGTGTTTCCGCGCTGGGGACCGGCTAAGCCGAATTGCTACAGACGGCTCTCAATGTTTCGCAGGGATGCAGCCGACATATTCGGCGAGCGGTTTGTGTGCATGGATCTGGATTGCGTTGTCGGCGGATCTCTCGATCCGCTGTTCGATCGATCTGAGGACTTGGTGCTGTTCAAGGGCACTCAGCAGGATCGTCCATACAACGGTTCGATGATGCTCATTCGGGCAGGTTGCAGGCCACAGGTTTTCGAGAGCTTCGACCAGAGGGGCGCGAACATCTCGGGAGACATCTTCGTCGGCTCGGATCAGGCTTGGTTAGCTTATGCTCTCGGCCGCAAGGAAAAGGTCTGGAGCGAGCGCGACGGCGTCTATTGGTATGGCAGTGTCCATTACAAGGTGCGCGACCGCAGGACTAATCCTCGCCTCCTGTTCTTTCCCGGCAAGATCAAGCCGTGGACGATTTCGCAACTCAAGATCGACCCGTTCGTGACGAGTAACTACTGCATCGCAGCTGAGAAGGAGGCCGCATAGTGAACCTGTTCGGCTTCGAGATTACGCGAGCGCAAAAGACGCTATCCCCGCCTGACAGTCGAGGGTCATGGTGGCCGATTATAAAAGAGCCATTTAGCGGTGCATGGCAGCGTAACGAGGAACTGACCAACGACGCCCAGATGGCGTTCTTCGCGGTTTTCGCTTGCCACACGCTGATCAGCTCGGACTTGTCGAAGAACCGCATCCGCTTAGTCGCCCAAAACGGGCAGGTCTGGCAGGAGACGACCAACCCGGCTTTCTCTCCTGTCCTCCGCAAGCCCAACGGCTTCCAGAACCGCATCCAGTTCATTGAGAACTGGGCCAACTCCAAACTCTCGCGTGGCAATACCTACGTTCTGAAAGAGCGTGACGGACGGGGTGTTGTCGTTGCACTGTATATCCTAAATCCTGACCGCGTTCAGCCACTTGTTTCAGACGATGGACAGGTCTTTTACCGGCTCTCACAGGACAATCTCGCGGCGATCACTGAGACGGATACAATCGTTCCGGCGCGTGAGATCATCCACGACAGGTTCAATTGTCTGTTCCACCCTCTGGTGGGAATTTCGCCACTCTACGCCGCGGCTCTCGCAGCTACACAGGGCACGAATATCCAGCGTTCGACTGCACGGTTAGCATCGAACGGCGTTCGGCCTGGCGGCATCCTTACTGCTCCCGGCAAAATCGATCCCGACAATGCAAAGCGCCTGAAGGAAACGTGGGAGACGCAATACGCTGGCCCTCAAGGCGCGGCCAAGATTGCCATCCTTGGAGATGGGCTGAAGTTCGAATCCTTGACCATGACGGCCGATGAGGCTCAGCTGATCGAACAGCTGAAGTTTACGGCAGAGATGATCTGCTCCGTTTATCATGTTCCGCCGTACAAGATCGGCGTCGGACCGCTGCCGAGCTACAATAATGTTCAAGCCTTGAACGTCGAGTATTTCAGCCAGTGCCTTCAGAAGCATATCGAGGACATTGAACTGTGCCTGGATGAAGGTCTTGGCATTGGCGAGGGCGTGTCGATCAACGGCCAGGTTTACGGGACCGAGTTTGACATCGACAATCTGCTCCGCATGGACAGCTCGACCCTGATGGACGTGCTGGACAAGGGGAAGAACTACTTCACTCCAGACGAGGGCCGCGCGAAAATCGGTTATGGCCCGAAGCCTGGAGGCGATGCGGTCTATCGCCAGCAACAGGACTATTCGCTCGAAGCTCTCGCCAAGCGGGACGCGCAGGAAGATCCGTTCAGCAAGGCCGCTCCACCACCACCCGCCAATGACGATCCCGCCGCAGCGAAAGCGTTGTCTGCGCTCGTTGCTCACTCAGTTCGGGAGAAGCTGAATGCTCGACGTTGAAGCGCTGTCGGAGATGATGGCCGGCCTCATCGGCGAGGAGGTAGAGAGGGCCATTGCTCCGCTTAACGCGAGAATCGCCGAGCTTGAGACTAGAGAGCCTGTCGCTGGCGAGAAGGGTGAGCCGGGAGAACCGGGAGCGCCAGCTGATCCGCTGGTCATTAACGAGATGGTGGCTGCCGAAGTCGGCAAGGCGTTTGCCGCGCTTCCTATGCCGAAGGACGGAGAAAACGGGAAGGATGCTGCTGGGATTGTCGAGGCTCTAAAGGATAATGGTGAGCTTGTTCTGACGCTTCAGGACGGTCGGTTGATTCGCACCGGAATCCGCGACGGCGTTGACGGTTTAAGCCCTGAGGTTACTTCAGATGAAGATTGGGCCGAAAGCCTCAGCCTGGAGGAAAAGACCGGGCTCGTTTCCTCAATGCTCCGCAAGGAACTAGGTGACGAGGACCTGATCATTCTTCCAGATCCTGTTTCGGTGGCGCCAATCTCTCAAACGCAGCCGCCAGTGGTTGTCCATAACCACTTGCCGAAGCGGGGAATCGAAAAGACGGTCGTTACCAAGCATGACGAACGCGGGCGCATTCTCGAATTTGAGCGGCGCGAAGCATGAACTACGCTCCGGATGTCAAGAACCGCCGCCTTCAGGTGGTCATTGACGCAATCGGCGCAGATGGATTGCTCAAGATCGGCACTGCCGGAATGGGAATGACGCTCAGCGTTGTGAAGCTTCAAACCCCTGCTTTCACTTCTCCGCAGAACGGCGAAATGTCTCTTGCCGGAAAGGCTGTGTTCGATCCGCGAGCTCGCTCCAGCGGGAAGGCCCAGGCGGCACAGATCACAACCGCATCTGGCAAGATCGTGATTGATGGCCTGACGGTCGGCAAGAGTGACGCGGATATCGAGATTACGTCAGACCAAATCCAGGAAGGTCAGGAAGTCAGAATAGCTTCCGGAACTATCGTTCACGCCTAAGGGAAGGCTCCCCACATGACTATCCAATTCGCGCAATCGACGGCGCATGCGATGCTCGACGCCATCGAGACGGATCTTAGCACATCTCCCATTCTCTACCTGCGCTCGGGCACTGTTCCGGCGACGTGCGCTACGGCAGACAGCGGAACGCTGATTGCGACCATTGCGATGGGCGCCGACGAGTTTTCAAATGCGGCAAGCTGGGCGAAAGCCATTCCTGCGACCATCTCGGATACCTCTGCTGATAACGCCGGAACGCTGGGCCACTGGCGCATCAAGACCAGCGGCGGGACGGTCAAGCTTCAGGGGACGATTACGGCGACCGGCGGAGGCGGCGACATGACGGTGGACAACACCAGCGTTACTGCAGGCCAGCAGATCGATGTGACCAGCTTCGCAATCAACTTCCCGGCAGCAAATCAGGGGTAAGTGGCAACCAAGACTGTCCTGCTCTCAACTACGGGAGCGGGGACGTGGACGCTTCCTAGCGACCTTGACACATCGCAGAATGTCACTGTCGAATGCGTAGCCGGTGGAGGTGGCGGGCAACGTGCCTCCAACGGAGGGACAACTGCCGCACAAGGAGGGGGCGGCGCAGCTTATGCCAAATCGTCTGTCTCCCTATCTGGACTTACCCCAGGAAGTTCTTCTGTTTGGGTCAGCATCGGCACTGGTGGCAGTGGTTCCACGACAGCAGGAAGCGTTGGCGGCGACGGTGGAAATACCTGGTTCAACAAGACTTCCAACGCAGCTCCTTCTGCGACAACTGACGGCGCGCTTGCTGAAAAGGGTTTTGGCGGCGGAACTCGCGGTCAGGCGGCAAATTCTGTCGGCACGGTAAAAGTCGATGGAGGCGATGGCCGAGCCTCAAGCGGCTCTGGTGGTCTTGGTTCTGGCGGCGGCGGTGGTGGCGGATCGGGAAATAGTAATGCCGGAGCTCCTGGCTCGTACAACGCCGGCAACGGCTTTGGCACCGGTGGTGGAGACGGCGGCGG